GCGGTCCGCGATGACGTCGCTGATGTCCGGGCCTCGATCAAGCGCCACGACCGGGAGCTCGGCCGCGCCAACGACTTGGCAGCCGGCGCGGCCGCCCGCGCCACCCAAGCCGAACGCCGCTACGACGAGCAGCTGTCCGACCACAGTGTTCGTCTTCACCGTCTGGAAACCCGAAAGGAAACATCATGATCATCGCCAACCCCGACATCCGCCGCTGGATCTACGGCATCGCCACCGCCGCCCTGGCCGTCCTCGGCGTCTACGGCATCGTCACCGGCGAGCAGATCGCCGCCTGGTCCCTGCTGGCGTCCGCCATCACCGGCCTGGCCACCGCCAACACGTCTGCCGGCGAGAAGCAGGCGCGCTGACGTGGCGGACATCCTTTCCGCCGATCTGGCAAGCCGCACCTCGGCCGAACTCCTGGACGCGTGCGGCCGACTCCAGGAGGCCTACACCGCCGCCCTGGAGCGCGAGGCCAAGGAGCGCGAGACCGCGACGGCCCGGCTCCGCCGCGAGGCGGAGAAACTCGCCACCCTCCTCGGCCCGGAGAACCCGCCCACCGGGAACCTCCAGTCTCTGCGGGAAGCATGCAAGATGACCCCGCAGGACCTGGTCGAGAAGCAGGCCGAGGTGACGGAGCTGGTGCTGCGATCGCTGTGTGCCGTCGCCGCGGTGGCGCACAGCGTCGTTCTGATTGGCGCCGAGCAGGCCCGCTAGACTGGCTCCCGGCGGGCCACGCGTGGCCAGCGCCCCGGCCTCGGACCACTCCCCGGCACCCGGGACGCGCACGCCACACATACACGGACCCCCACCCGAAAGGGTGGGGGTCCTTTCGCGTTTCCCGGTACGGTTCGGGTACGACTCGACCAGCTCCTTGCGGCGTTTGCCCTTGTCAGGGCGTACCCGGTACGGCGCGACAAAACGCCACGCGACCGCACTTCACCCCACTGAAACCGCCCTGACGCAGACACAACAACGGCCCCCGGCTCGGCATCACGCCTTGTCAGGGGCCGTTTCAGTGTTTGTGGGCCTAGCTGGACTTGAACCAGCGACCTCATCCTTATCAGGGGGCCGTCGCCCCTAGTCAAGTCGACCCGGGTATGGAAACGGTACGGCTATTCGCCCCCGATCAGAGCACCCATCCGCCGGCCTACATCATCCAGCGACCCATCGAACAGGTGTGTGTAGATACCGAGCGTCATCGCAGCCGAGGCGTGTCCGAGCGCGGCCTGCACCTCCCGGACGCTCGCACCCGACGCCACCATGAGCGACGCCGCGGTGTGCCGCAGATCATGCACGTGCATGCCGGGCCTGCCGATGGCCGCCGCGGCGGGCCGGAATACGCGCCTGCGCCAGTTCCCGATGTCAACCCTGCTGCCCGAGGGGGAGCGGAACAGCGGCCCCTCCCGATCGAGGTCGAGCTTCTGCAGGACGGCAACGGGGACCGGCGCCTCCCGGCTGCGACCGGACTTCGCGCGGCGAACGATCAGGCGGCGCCGCGACGCATCCACGTCCCCGACGTCGAGGGCGCGGCACTCCCCTATCCGTATTCCCGTGGTGCCGAGCAGCCACACCATCGCGCCATATTCGCCGGCCGCCTCGGCCAAGGCCCGCAACTCAGTCACCGTGAGATATTCCGGTGCGCGCCGCTGAACCCTACCGGGGGTGAGGCCAACGGCCGGATTGGTCGCGAGCGCCCCCCGGTCCACCGCCACCTGAAGGGTGCCACGCAGAGCCTGGAGAACGCGGGCCCTGGTCTGCTGCGCCATCGGCTCCAGTCGCAGTTCGTCGCGGGAGCCGTGCTGGACCTGGAGGGAGGCGAGCCAGGTCTGTAGATCGGGGGTGCGTACCTGGCTGACCGGCACGTCGCCCCAGCCTGCGCGAATGTGCTGGGCGGCGGCCTGAAGGGAGGAGCGGTATCCGGCGGACAGGTGGACTCGGCCCGCGAGGTAGACGTCGAGGCAGTCGGCGACGGTCAGTCCGCGTGCCGCCGGGTTCGCGGGGCTGGGCTGGTTCCACAGCCGCCGCTCCCACTCGACGGCGTCGGCCTTGGTGCTGAACGCCTTCGTGGGGTGTCCGGGCACGCTGACCCGCCATCGTTTGCCGCGCCCATACCGGGCCGTCCGCCGCTTACCGGCACCCATCCACAGATCCTGCACCGCCACCGCCGCCCCTTCCGATAGGGACAGCATGGCAGTGGGCACTGACAAAATCGCAGAAGGTGCAACAAAGCGGGGAATATTATTCCATTTCACCCCTGCGAGGCGGATTCAGGAGCTCTCGAAGTGGTGCTGGAGACGTCGGCGGAGCGCCTCGACCTCGGCCGCGGCCAGATCCCGCAGCAGCACCTCCAGGGTTGGCGGATCGACGTCGAGTTCCTCCGCGGCGACCGTGGGGTGCAGCGACCACGCGAGAGCCTCCCCCAAGGCGTCAAGCGGGATCAGGCGACGGGCCGCCTCCGCATTGACGGCGGCCTCCTCCCTCACGGTCGCCCAGCACGGGAACGGGCCACGCTCGGCGTGCACGAGTTCATGCGTGAGCGTGCAACGCTCCTCGGCCCTGCTCAGCCTGATGTCGAGCAGGATCGTCCTGCGATTCCACTGGCACATTCCTCGTGCCGGCATCACCGCGAAATCCACCGACCATCCGGCCGGGACCTCCCCCCACGGGTCGTAAGCCATGCAAGGGATTGTGCCGGCCGGGGGCGACAATTCCCGGGGCTCAACGATTACCCTTCCCGAAAACCTCGTAGCAGCGGCGCAGCCGACGCAGGCAATGCATCACGGCCAGCGCGAAGTTGATCACAAGCGCGCAGATCACCCAGTTGGAGATTGCCCGCGCCCACACGGGAAGCGGGTCCCAAACCTGTTCCTGCACGAGCAGGAGTCCTGCGGCAAGGAAGCCGATGGCGATCGCGTAGCTGGTGGCGTAGTAGGCGTAATCAAGGTTGAGGCAGTCGCGGTCCCCTGGGGCGGCGCGCTTGTCCTCCCCGCGTCGCACACGTCCCCGGAGATCGATGAGTAGAACCAGCATGGAGAACAGGAGGCCCGCCAGGATCGAGACGACGCTGATCACCTGCGACTTCGCCACTGGGGAATCGGCCAACAGGGCGACGATGCCTAGAGCGATTGGTAAAACAACATGCCCCGCGACGATCTTCCATGCATTGCGCCCGTCCGTCAGGGCCAGCCAGTAGTCGGAAAAGAAGCCGGCCATGATTCACCTCACTCCTGAAGTCGCGAAACCCATTCGGGCTGATAGGTCAATCCTACCTGATCGCACACCCTCTGAGCATTCTCAATGCAGCACTTTATGAAATCATTGTCATCCAGTTGATCATCTAGTACCGCCTGCACTCTGGGAAGTTTTCCATCCCCGATGGCGAATTTCGCAACACGCCCATCCGCCGTTGCTTCTCCTTCTTGTCGAACGACGCCCTGACCGGAAGGGCCTTCTCCACGAAATCCAGCACGTCAATTCCCAGGACATTGCTCGGCTGGTAGTCCTGACGGTTCTTTTTATGGACCCGGGCGGTGTGATATGTCCAGTCATCGATCAGCAGCGTCCTCGCCACAATCCCTCCCCCTTCATTTTGTTGCCATTATTCCGCTCGCTGGATGAATCCCGGGAACATTTCCCCGCTATTGGCCGAAAGGCCTGCCGCCATGGCAAGAAAACGGACGACGCAACGATGCGACGCATGGCTCCCCCTTCGGGAATTCGAACCGATTGGATGCCAGAAGGATAGTCCCCGTCACCCTCACCGAGATCCGGGGTCGCTCAGCACGGCTCCCAGTCGTCATCGCCAGCCCTGGTGGCTTCCTGCTGGGATTCACTTCGGCTTGTGGGCTATCACCATGGTCAGTCCGTTGTCTGGGTGATACGTCCAGCGCGCCACGTAATCTCCCCAGGATTCGCTCTGCATGCCGTCCAGTGCGCGAGTCGCGTCGATCAGGCTGTAGATATGCTGAGGGGCCTTCAGCCCGACTAAGACGCATGCCACATCCTTGATGCTCCTCCCGCCGGTGGTTTTCGCGCCGGCTGTACGCATCGTGATGGACTGCCCGTCGGAGGCTGCGCTGACGCCGCAGGATGCCGCCACCTGCTCCATGGGACCCTTGGTTGGGGCGGTCACCCCCGGGCCGCTCGCCGTCGCAGACCAGTAGGACACCGCAACACAAGCCGCCGCGATGAGCGCGAGCATCCCCAGGGCCTTGGCCAGCTTGATGCGACGCCGCCACAGAACGACCTTGGCGGCGTGCACCCAGATTCGCCAACGAGGCTTCTTCTTGCGCGCGACAGGGGCCTGTTGTCCAGCGGGCACAGACACCACTCCTCCTGGAGTATTCCTCTATTGGAACGACTGCCGTGTCGTCCTATCGGCCGACAATACCCCCAGTCCCGGCCATCTGCCGCGACACGCCGACGGTTCGCGGCAAAGCGCCTAGTCGTGCGGCGAGTCGCAGCATGAGCAATCGTGGCCATGATGGCCACGATTGGAGGCGGCGGCAGAGCAACGCGCCCGCCCACGTGGACTGGGCGGGTGCGCTTCGGCGGGTTAGTTGACCGCGATGCCGTTGTCCTCCATCACCGACCGCAGATACTGCTCCACACTCTCCATTCCGCTGCGGAAATACGAAGCATGGGTCACCTGAACGGATTCGATGGAGTCCGAGCCGACGAGCACGATGTCGTAGCGCCGGTCGGTCCTGTGGGCCCGTTCGAGTCGCTGATACTCCTCCACGGCGGCTTCCACGTCGGCACCGAAGTCGCGCTGCTGAATCAGCTCCCCTTTCTCGCGGTCGAACACGAGCAGGAAGTTCTTGATGTCACGCATCTTGGTCGTCATGCTGGTCACCATCCTTTCGTCATCGCGTTCCACGCGGCCGTGAACTCCTCGTCCGACACGTTCGATGGGCGGCCGAGTTCGGCTGCCTCCAGTCTACGCGACCACAGAAGAGCCCACGCGTGAAACGGAGTATAACCATCCTGTTTGTGATTCACCCCCAGTCGGGCGGAAACCTCTTCCACCATGACCGCCCAGCTGTGCATTGCCGGGGTGCGCAGCTGCACCTCCACCGGCCTGATCACGCCCTTGCCGGAGTACATGCAGATGAGGTGGACGGCCCGATAGCCACTCAGCCGCGGCTCGGCTACGTAGTCGATCGTCTCGATCCCATTCCTGCGCCGCCTCGCGGTCACCTTCTCCTGGAGGCGGCGCAGCGCGTCCAGGTCGTCGACGACGACCCTGACCCCGCCGATGTCGCGCATCCGTGCGAGGTTCATCCCCGATTCGCGCTCAGTCAGTTTCTCGATGATGGTCTGCATCCGTTTGAGGCGTTGCGTGACCTGCGCCTCGATTCCCAGCTCTTGGGCATAGCGGCGCATCCCGATGTTGGCGTTCAGCATCGGACGGGCGTGCGTCTGCCGGTGCCGCTCAATGATTTCGAGGCAGGCCTCTAGGGCCTCCGATGGCTTCTCGCCTCTGCGGATCTTGCGCAGCTGGCTGCCGGCCTTCTCCACCTGACTGCGTGACGGCGGGCCTAATCCGCCACTCAACGCGGCTCCCAATCGTCATCGTCATCGCCGCCGATCCTGGGGCGTGCATCCGCGGCCTCCTCGACGGGCAGGGCGTCCGCCTGGAGGCGTCGTTGCCGGAGTTCCTGCATCGACAGGGGCGGCTCGGGGGCTGTAATCGGCTCCGACGCCGAGCCGGAAGACATCCGCAGCCAGACCTCGCGGGCCAAGTCTTCATCGCTCGCATCCCCCAGAGCGGCCCTGTGTGCGTAGGCGGTCACTTCCTCATCCGTCAGGAAGCCAACTGCCACAAGCGCGCTGAGCGGATCGCTCTGATAGGCGCGCGCGATGGCGACCACGCTCTGCGGGGTGAGCTCACCCTTTCTGACTTGGGCCGCGAGGGTCGTTTGAACGAGTCCCGCTCGTTTTGCAACTGCGTTCACGCTGTCCTCCTGGGTCACGGCCCGATACCAGCTCAAGTTCTTGCTCATGGGCCCACCGTACCATCCAGCTAGGCGATACGCATAGCTTCCCAAGCGTCTCGCTTGACAGCCGTTTGGAGGACCCTTAGGCTAGGTGACACACACGAAAACCCATGCGAAACGCCTGAAAGGAGGGATATGCGCCCCTCGGCTCGACTCACGACGGACTTCCGCGAGCGATGCGCCCGCACCGGCCTTACCGACGCCGCGCTAGCAGCCGCAATCGGTGTCAGTCGCCAATTCTTCAATCGCGTGAAGAACGGCCACGAGCCCCCCAGCGTGGCCTTCATGGCTGGCGCCGTCCATGCCGGATTGGCCGCCACCTTCGCCGAAGTCGCGGAACCGGTCCCGATCAACGCCCCCGAATGAAAGATGCCCCCGCTGAGGCAACAGCGAGGGCAAGAACCAAAGAAAGGTCCAACTTTCATGTCCAACATTACCCCATTCAGTTACGAGGACCACGAAGTGCGCGTCCTCGACATCAACGGCGAACCCTGGTTCGTCCTGGCCGACCTGTGCAAGGTCCTCGGCGTCCGCAACTCCCGGATGGCCGCAACCCGGCTCGACGAGGCTGATGTCCGCCGGGCTGACATCAGCTCTAGCGGCCAGCGCCGGGCAATGACCATCGTCGCCGAGTCCGGCATGTACGACCTCGTGGTCCGCTCCGACTCCCCAGCCGCCAAGCCCTTCCGTCGCTGGGTGACGCACGAGGTTCTCCCCGCGATCCGCCGCACCGGCATCTACGCCGTCGACCCGCAGCCGCAGCTGAGCGGCAAGGAACTCCTCGCCGCCGCGGTGCTGGAAGCCGCGGAGACGATCAAACAGCACGAGGCCACCATCGCGCAGCAGGCCGAGGACCTCGCCAAGGCCCTGCCGAAGGCCAACACGTGGGACGCGCTCTGCTCCGGCCGTGGCGACCACTCCATCACCGACGCCGCCAAACTGCTCTCCAGCACAGGAATCGCCACCGGGCCGCGCAAACTCCACAAGCAGCTTCAGGATCTGGGCTGGATCCACAAGAACCAGCGCGACAAGTGGGTGGCCAACCAGGACAAGCTCAACACCGGGCTCCTGGCGGAGAAGGTCCGCCACTACATCGACGACGACGGCGTCTCCGTGCTCGCCACCCCGCAGGTCAGGGTGACCCCGAAGGGTCTGGAGAAGCTGCGCGAACTCCTCACCCCCGTCGGCCTTCAGGAGGTGCTGGCATGAACACCACCACCGCCGACAGAACCATCAAACGCCACACCTGGCCCAGCGTCACGGAAGCCGAGCAGTTCCTGATCAGCCGGGTAGAGGTCCTGACGGGCCGCACCCTCCCCCGGGAAGCCGTCACCCACCTCGTGTACGACCTGGGCGGCCGGGGGCACGCCATCTACTCGGATGCCCTGCTCGTCACCGTCGGGGAGCTGTGGCCCCCGGCCGAGGAGGTGGCGGCATGAGCCCCCTCCAGATTCCCGCAACCGACCTCGGCGAGTACGACCCCCGCCGGGTCGAAATCACCAACGACGAGGCCGTGGAACGCCTCCAGGAGGGCGTCGGCAAAGTGTCCGACGCCCTCACCCGCCACCGGGCCGTCGACCTGGAATGGCTGACGAACATCCTCGAATCCTGCCAGGTGCTGGTGAGCGCGGCACAGGACCGCGCCCTCCCCGACACGGGTCTCGTCGCGATGGCGAACGACTACCTCGGCGACACCATCACCCTCCTCAACG